ATAGTAGGTGAGCGCCGTGACTTCGCCGGGCTGCGAGTCAAAGTCCCACACAGGCGAGCGATTCACTGGCGTCACGAGTTCGTCGGCCGTCACCACGCCGTACTCGAACAGCACATGCGTGTGATACGGCGAGCCGTCAAAGCCCTCCGTGAGCTTCATGCTTCGCACGCGATGGTCGGTGTACGTCGGGTGCGATGATCCCAGGTCGATGCCCAGGTGCGTAAAAATCTCGTTCTCGGCGGTCGGTGCAGTGATCGTGTCGTCAGACAAGATGCACACGAACTCCCGCGTGAGCTTGCGGGGCTGGCCGATTGCGTACTCGGCCTTGCGCGGCAGTTCTTTGGATGACACGACGCCCATGATTCAGCCCTAGAGAATGGTGACCGGCTGGCCCAGCCGCGTGAGGTCGCGGTCGATGCCTGCCGCGATCCGCTGAAGAAGCTTGTTCGTGAGCCGGGCTTGGATTAGCTGCGGATCCTGGGCATCAGCCGCCAGACCAAGCACGATGGCGGCCCCTTCCTGCGTGCGAACGTCGGCGGTCTGCACGGTGCGAGAGCCGAGCGTGTTCAAGGCGGTAATCCGCTCGACTTGGCGGTTGTATTCAGCCTCGGCGGCCTTCTGCTGCTCCTCAAAAATTTTCTTCTGCTGTTCTTCGGCAGCCTGCCGTTGCTTTTGCTGCGCGTCCTGAATGGCCTTTTGCTGCTCTAAAAACTTTTCCCGCTGGCCAGCCGCACCACTGGCGATGTCTCGCTCTTTCGCCGCGACCTTGTCAATCTGGGCGATCCGCTGATTCGCCGCCTTGATGGCTTCCTTGTCGCCAGCATCTTGCGCGGCTTGAAGTTGCTTCTGAACGTTCGCCTTTTCTTCCTCGAGCTTGGCAAGATTCTCTGCTGCCTTGATCTGCGCTTGCTGCTGCTTGTCCAGCGAGTCGAAGATCATCTGATCGACTTCCTTCTGGACTTCTTCGCGGCGCTTCGCAGCGTCTTCGATGTTCTTGATTTCCTGCTCAAAAGCCTTCTGCTGCGCGGCAACCTGCTGATCTAGCCCTTCTTTGTTGAGGATGCCGTCCTTTGCTTGCTCCTGGGCCTGAGCAACGCCTTCTTGCAGGCGAGCAAACGCCTCTGCGCCGGCGTTGCCGAACTCAGCAGCCTGTGCCGCAGCGTCGTTCAGGCCGGAGTTGATTGCCTCAAAGGCGGGGCCAAAGCCGGCTTCTCCAAAGCCTTGCTCGGCAGCCTGAAGGTTCTCTTCCAGTTGTGCCTGCACTTGGTCAAGTTGCGTGACGCGGGCCGCAGCCGCATTTGCGGCATCGGCGTTGCCAGCATCACGAGCGGCAGCCTGTGCCTCTTCGGCACGCTGGATTTCACGAGTGACCGCGTCAAGGTCTTCCTGAATCTTGCCGGCTGCGTCATTGGTCTGGAGAAGACCTTCAATTCGTTTCTGGTCGGCTTCTGCTTGCTTCGCAGCGGCGTCAGCCGCTTCCTGACGCTTGGCAATCTCTTCGTCAAGCTTCTGGTTCAGTTGATCCATGAAGCCGTTCATGATCTGTATCTGCACCGGCAGCAGCTCGCCTTGCTTGACTTGTTCCTTGAAGATGTCGAGCGTCTCCATCGACTTCTTGAGCGTCTCGTCAGCACCGTCGCCGGCCGACTTGAAATACGCTTCAAGGCGTTGCTGTGACTCGTCCAGGTTTGTGGCTACCTTTACTTCTGGCAGCCGAGATCGCTCAATTTCTTCCTTGAGTCCACGCAGGTAATTTTGCGCTGCGCCTTGCCCCCGCTGCTCGGCGTTTGCAGTCCCACCGCCGAACGCAGCATTAAACGCATCGGCGGCATTTTTAGCCGCGCTTTGGGCTTCGATTTCGTTTTGGCGAATGGACTCCCTTGCCGACGCGGCAATGGTCATCCCTGCCTGCTCCAGATCGTCGCTGACCCACGAACCAATTCCTTCAAGAAATTTTCCGAGTCCGAGCATCAGCGCATTTCCGATGCTCTCAAAAACATTGAATACAACGCGCAAAGTCTCCGCAACGCCAGCAATTAGGTTGCCAACAACTGAAAACACTTCGCCGGTGTACTCAAGAGAAACGTTGAACCCGTCAAAGGATGCAACGAACTTATCAAAGATGCCGGCAAAGTAATCGGCACCACGCAGCAGAGTGTCGGTTATCGCGTTGGCGATTCCACTGCCGCCCGTGCCTTGCGCGCCAGTTCCCTCAAACGTTTTTACAAACTCAAGAAACTGCTTCGTCACATCTGTGACCGCTGGGGCCAAGTTCCCAAGAACTTGCCCGACAATGCCCTGCACGGTTGCGAGAACCTTGTCAAAGCCGTCGTTCATCTTGGCTACGTTGTCGATCTGCGTTTGGCTGACAATGATGCCGAGCCGCTGGGCCTCTTGCTTCAACTCTTCAATGCTCGCTGAACCATCGCGAAACAGCGGAGCGAGTGCCGCGCCCTGCTTACCAAAAATCTCAACTGCGGCAGCGGCTCGGTCGGCGGCTGTCGGGAGTTGCGAGATGGCATCGCCAATCTCTGAGAACTGTTGCTCTGGCGACAACGCACGCAATTCGGCAACCGAAAGATTGATCTGACGCAGCGATTTGTCGAGATTGTCTCCGGGTGTCGCCTTGCCAATGTTTACGGCAAGCTTCTGCACAGCCGTTCCGAAAGCTTCGGTGTCAACGCCAGCGAGTTTGGCTGCGAGCGAGTAGCCTTGGAGGGCTTCGACGCCAATGCCAGTGCGGGCAGAGAAGTCGTTCAGCGTGTCGAGAGAGGAATTGACACTGGTGACGAGCGAAGCAATGTCGCCGCCGACGCGAGACACCGCATTGCTGATGAGTTGGATTCCATCGACAATCACGCGGCCAATCTCAATGGCGGCAATTACCTTTAGGCTGCGGCCCAGCTGAGAGATTCCAGCGTCTGCCTTGCCGGCTTCATTTCCGACTGCGTTTAAGTCTGACCGTGCCTTGTCGGCAGCACGGTTGAACTGCTCCTGTGAGAGCCGGCCGGCATTGAGATGCTGGGCCAACTCTTGCATCTGCTGGTCGTACTTCTCCTGCGGCGTCAGGTTCGCCTGAATGATGCGGGATGCAGCGGCGGCAGCGTCGGCACGCTCACGCTCGGCACGGGCTGCTTCGGCGTTAGCGCCGCTCGCCTCTGCCGCAGCCCGGTTGTAGGTCTGCTGGTCGATGGCCCCGAGGTCAAGAAGCCGCGATAGCTTCTCCAGTTCAGCCGCCCTCCGCTCCTCTGCCGTGCGGTTCTGCTCCGTGATCCGCAGCCCGTCCTCGAACGCTGCGGCCGTGTCTTTGACTCCCTGCTCCAGGGCGGCGAACTGGCGAGCGTAGTCCTCAGCGTTCAGCCCATTAGCAAGCGCCTGCGCCAGCTTCTCAAAGTCGCCAGCCGCCTTGGCCTGCGCCGCAGCCGCCGCAGCCGACCCGCTCGCCAGCTTGTCGAGAACGCTGGTTGCCTTGTCGGCTTCCTTGCCGAGATTCGCCAGTGCACGCTCTACAGGCGTGAGTTGCTTGGGGACGGACGAACCATCCGCCGTCACCTTCATCGCCAGCGACAAGACCTTGGCGTTTGCCATTACCCACCCAGTTCACGCGATAGCTGCTCGATCACGTCGATCATCTGCTGCCGATGCTGCGGCGGCTTTTCGACAGGAACGAAATCAGAAGCCTTCGGTGCCTTTCCTTTTGGTGAGTAAGGGGCGAGGATCGCGGACGCAATCAGCCCCGTCTGTTGCCAGTGATTCGGTATCGCCTCGTAGTACCTCGTGAAAGCCATCCACTCGGCAAGCTCTCGCATCGACATGCGACGCTCGATCTCGCCAACCGTCATCCCGAGGTGGCCCGCCAGACGAAACAGAAATTGCCTCGTCGGGCGGAGGTTCAGTTTTTTGCCAAGTCCTCCACGTCCTTCTCGGTCACGGCGTTGTGCTTCATGGCCAGGTCGAACAGCTTCGCCATCGCCTTGACGCTCTTGCTGCTCAACTGGTCGATCTGCTCCGGCGTGAACAACTGCTTGCCGTTCTTGTCGCAGAGGCAGCGCACAAGCAGCTTCGCCCGCCAGTCCTCCATCTTTTCGCGCTTCTCGGAGAACTCCCGCTGGTATCGCTCCATCTCCCCCACGCTCATCACGCGGATGTAGACGGTGCCGCCGCCCCACTCCTTCACTTCGACGGGAACGAGCGAGAGGTCATCGGCTGCGAGAATGTCGGCTGCGGTCAGGTCGGCCATGCTTACTCCTTCACAATCTTGAACGTGCCTTGGTAACGCCACACGTCCTGAACCTTGCCGAGATTCTGAAGCGATTGGCAGATGGCCTTGGTGCTGAATCCGACCGTGACCACTTGGGAGGTCGCCGTCTGGTTCACTGCCGTGCCGCCAAACGCGAGCACTCCCTTGCGACCCCACTCGCTAATAGAGAGCCCGGCATTGCTCAGGGCACTCACATCTATAGTGCCAAGGTCAAGCGACCACGGCTCTGATGTAGTGCCCGTCGGAGTGGGTCCACGTGAGGTGGGAAGCCCGCCGCCGTAGGCCACCTTTAGCTCGGTGATCTCACCAAGCGTAGTGCCCCGCCACGAAGCCGTAACGCCCGCTGCATAGTGCGCCATGACGGGCCTCCGTCACGGACTAGCGGACAATACGGATCGTCGCCTGCCCGCGAACGGCATCCTGGGTGGCAAGCGTCAGCGTCGAAGACTGCACCGTGCCGCCCTTGCCGACAAGCGTTGAGCGCGAGGCAGTCGGGCCGTAGCTGATCGTGATCGTCCCGGTCTGCTTGTCCTCAATCAGTGACATGCCGACGTAATCAAACTGAACAGTGCGGCCAGTATCGCCAGAGGCGGCGCCGGCCAGCGGCAAGTCAAGCGTCTTGGCTAGTTCGCCCACAGTCTGACCGAGGTGCGCCACATTGATCTTCTCGTCCTCAGCAGTCGGATCGGTATACGAAATGACGATGTTCGTGACCGTATAGACGTGTGCCGTCGTGGCCGATCCGGTGGTCGGATTCCATGTGAGCAGGATGCCGCCGCTGTCATGGGGAGTCTCGAAAGCCATTCGTCAAATCTCCTGCCAGAGGATCGAGAAAGTCAGTTGCACGGTGTAGACCGGCGGGAGGTCTCCGCCGGCCAGCGTCACGAACCCGTCCGCCTCGTTCGTGAGACTGACGTTCGCCACTCTTACATCGTTCACAGTGCCGCCCCACCCATCCAGAGCCTTCCGGCAAGCATCCGAAAGCTCCCTTACTGCCTCATATGTCTCTGCAAATACGTCGAGCGAGAGCAGCACCGTCGGCATCCCAATCGGGCCGGAAAGCCCCTGCTGACGCTGAACGCTGATTCGCCGCCACGTGGCAAACGGCAGATCCGCAGACGCCGGCGCGAGCACAGGGAAAATCTTGTTTCCGAGAATCGCGGCCACGCCGGCATCGGAGACGAGCTGCTGGCGGATGGCGACTTCGGGGCTTTTGAACGGCATGGCTACGCTCCGGTGACTGAGCCGCTGTCGCGGAGGATCAGTGCGTTCCACGCCCGCGACAGCGAGATGGCAAGCTCTTCTTGCAGGATCGCCGCCATCTGGCCGGAGGTGTCCTCAAACGCAGTCTGTACGGGCGGCTGACCAGCCACGCCACCGGCCGGCGTCGGCGGAATCTGGAACGGCACACTGGACGCCTTGAAGAACGCCTTCGGATAGCCGGGCTCAGTCTCCACACGGCGGTTTTCGTCGTCGCGTGGCGTCTCTAACGTCCGAAACGGTCCAAGCCGATTGAACGACGAAGCGATGTACTGATTCTGCCCTGCCTTGACGACGTGCGGTCGAACCTCGACCGCCGGGCGTCCTGGCAGCCGCCGAGTGTGCCCACGCCTGCCGTATGGCGTCGTGCTCTTGCGGTTGATCTGGCGCGGCTTGGTGCCGAACTCTAACCACCATTGGTGGAACGCCCGGTCTTTTCCGGCTCGCACCGT